CGCCCTCGGTGCGCTCGCTGTGTCGGTCGTACGTGCCACGGATGGCCTGCAGGACTGCCCCAACCGTGCGATACACCGCAGACCGGGAGGTCTTGTGCAGCAGTTCGTTGGCGATGGCCACGCCTAGGTGAGTCTTGCCAGTACCAGGCTTGCCGATCAGCACCATGCACCGCCCTACTTCGCGGATCTGGTCGAACGTGGCGACGTAGTGGCGGCAGAACTTCAACGCCTTGCGCTGTTGGTCATGCTCGACCTGGTAGTTATCCAGCGTGCGAGTGAGGAAGCGTTTCGGGATCAACGCATCGCCCAGCTTGCGAGCCAGGGCAATCCGCAGCTCGTAGGCCTTGTTCGCCTTCTCGCTGGCTTCACGCTCTTCTGCGATGGCACGCATGCATTCAGGGCAACCGCCCTTCAGCTCACGACCCAGCAGAACGGTGACCTTCTGGTCGAAGTTGCCGTGCTTGTCGCATTCCGCCGGCTGGGTGCGGATCGGCGGCGCGCCTTCCGGAAGCGCCACAACTTTCTCAGAGCGCATAGGAGCCGTCCTCACGCCGAATCAGGCCGGCGGTGTAGTCGCGGTCAGCGAAACCGGTGTGGCGTGATTGTGGGAACGGATGGACGTTGCTTGCGAGCTTGTCCGGGAAGATTCCGGTCCAGCCGTTGGAGATTGATGTAGCGAGCACCTGATCCGGCGAAGCATGACCCAGCAAAGCCTTGGCCTGTTGCTCACAGCTCTTGGCGGTCAGCGGCTTGCGGATTTCCTTGCGGTGCTGACACCAGTCGGCCCAGGCCTTTTCAGAGACGTTCTCAGGCTTGGCAGTGAGCGGATCAAACTTTGGATTCTTCGCCAGCGCGCCAGCGCCCTGCTTTTGATCTTGCTCTTTCTTCTCTTCTCTTCTCTCCTCTTCTCTGGTCCGCAAGCTGTCCGCATCAGAAGCGGACAAATTGCGGACAGGTTTTTTACGCTCGTTGCGCTTACGCTCGGAGTCGTTCGCACGGCGCTTGGCACTCGCCCCGTTGTGTTCCTCAAAGCGAGGCATTACAAGGCTTCCACCTTCATCCACGGATGCCCATTCAACGTCGATCATGGCCTGGGTGAACCCTGGCCACCCAACTACCGCGTCCATCGCATCTACGGTGTAACCAACCAGCACTCCGTCACTGGAGTGAGTGTCGAAGATGCTCCAGGCGACATGGAGACCACCGATAATCCGCAATCTGTCCGCCTGCAATGCGGACACCATGCGGAAAACTTTTGGGTGTGTCTGAAGGTCGATTCGCATTTTTATCCAGTCTCCGGCCATTACTTGCTACCTTTGCCGACCAAGCCGGCAAGTTCGACGAAGCGATCGACGTACCAGTGAGGCTGCGTCTCGCGGGGGCATTGGGGGCTGGTGAGGTTTTTACCGTAGGCCATGCCCTTCTCGGTCACGGACCAGAAATCCACCATTTCCTGCTTCGAGTTTTTGCGCTGGAGAACCTTGAGGAAACCGTGGGCCTCCAGTGCAAGGTTGAAGGCGCGTGCGGTGCTGGCGATGGCGTGTTCTTTGATAAGGGCGGTGATTGCCTTAGTCGGCATGGAAGAGCCGCCAGCGGCATCAGGCGCAGCGTCCACGGCATAGCCCGGGAGGAACTTGGCATCCAACCCATTGTTGGCGGCGATCTTGGCCAGCATCATCATCTTGCTGGAGTTGGCTGGCCTCAGCAGGCGGTCGAAGCATTCAAGGATGGCAAGCTCTCCGACGATCTTGGAGTTGTTCGGACCTTGGGCAGAAAAGGTGCCGGTCTTGCGGATGCTCGGCAGCACCTGCCCGACCACCCACTCTTCGAACTTCTCGGCGGCTGGCAGCTTGGACTTCATCACCAGCCGATACAGATCCCGCTCCGGTATGATCGTCATGAAACCACCACCCTGTTTCGGGGTAGTGGTCGCGGCCTTGCAGTGGCGGGCCACGGCGTTCTCCGGTTTGGAGTAGCCGAGGGCATCAGCGACATCGCGCGCGACAAACCACGGATCTCCGAGTTTGTCGGTGATGACCCTGATTGCGGCGCCGTCGAAGTCGAACGGAATCACTGCTGAATTGCGCGCCACGTTTTGCGATTGAAGAAAACGTGGCGCGGGATTATTCAGGGCCTGTACATCGGTGTTAGAGGTATGCATAATCGGCCTCACAGATGATTTTGCTGTATGCAGTTAAAAGAGCCGGGATCGCACCCCGGCTTTTTTGTGCCTGCGATTTGGGTTTATGGTTTGAGGTCTTCATCAGTCCCTCCTTTTTCAGGCCCTAATACGGCCTTCGGCGGATCACGCCTTGCTGTTGGCAGATGCCGGATCTTCCCGGCGCCCCTTGGCCTGGTTTTCTCGAAAAAACGCTCCGCTCCAAGCTCCGCGGCGTATTCGTCAGGCGTCTTGCCTGCCGCCTTCGCCAGTCGTTCAAGCTTTTCATAGAGGCGCCCGTCGATCCCGTGGCAGATCGTGGTTTCAGGCACATAGCCTCCTTCAGGGCCTTCAGGCCTGCATGTGTTTACCGGTAGCATTCGGTTCAACGATGCTTTCCAACTTCTCCTCGACGCACATGCGCACGAACACGGCCAGCTGCAGCTTGTGCAGGCGGGCCACGGCCTTTAACGCTTCGTAGGTTTCATCGTCATAACGGGACTTGATCTCCCGGTCTTTCAGGTGGCGTGTGTCGTCGTATGCCATTGGTGAGGCTCCTTGGTTGTTCGAAAGGGTTATGCAGCTGATTTCTGAGATGGGAACGGACGCTGCTCTTGGGCCGACAAGCTGCCGTCCTCTTCGAGGGTCACGAACACATCGCGGCCGACACGGATCGCTTTACTCAACGCGCCCTGGGTGCAACCAAGCATCTGGGCGGCCTTGGTATGGCCGTGTTCTTTGGCAAATTCGGTGAGTGTGATTCGGCGCATTGCGGCGTCCTCTACGTAGATTTCACCACAAGTATGACCGCCGGTATTGTTCATAGTCAATACCGGCGATATTGGTTAAGTAAATACCGTGGGTAATACCATCAGCAGATGAAAAAAGACTCCCGACGGCTTCCGTTATCCGAATGGCAGCTGCAAGACAGCGCCCGGCTGAAAACCCTGTTCCAGGCCAAGCGCGGGGAGCTGAAGCTCACCCAGGAAAAGCTTGCGGCCGAACTGGGTGATGGCGTCACGCAAGGTGCTGTCAGCCACTTCATGAACGGCCGCACTGCTCTGAGCGTGAATGCGGCAGTCGTATTTGCGAGAGCCTTGGGCGTTCCCGTATCTGAGATAAGCCCCACTCTCGCGGCCCAGATCGAAAAAATGTCTCAAGCGCTTCCTGGCAGAGATGCTCATCAGGTGATTGACGCCCGCACTCCCCCGCGCACCTTCGATTTGCAGGAAGAGCCTGGTTACACCGGCGTGCTCCAGCTAACTGCGCGCGGCTCAACCGGCGACGGTGACGACAACCCACACGTCGAGATCCGTGGCGTAATGGCGTTTAAGACTTCATGGCTGCGGGCAAACAACCTCAACCAGAAGCACTTGGACGTGATCTACGCAAACGGGCACAGCATGGAACCGACGATCAACGACGGCGATGTGTTGCTGATTGATGAGTCGAAGATTGAACCGAAAGACGGCCAGATATTCGCCATGCAGAGCGCGTCGAAAGGTACCATCGTGAAACGCCTGGTGAAGTCCGACTTCGACGGATGGATCATTCGAAGCGACAACCCCGACAAGGCGCGCTACGGCGACGAGACGCTGCGAGACGGAGAGATAAACGAGGTTCGCATAATTGGGCGCGTGGTTTGGCGCGGCGGGATGTTATAGCGAGTCGTAAAAATTTTGTATGTCTGTACAAGAAATGAGCAATATCTTTGTTTGACGTACCAGAATAGTACGTATGCAATCCAGCTCAAAATGAATGGAATCAGGTTAGAGAGCCCTAAAATGTCCGCTAGAAAAAATAGCCATAAAGCCAAGGCTTCCACCCCTGAGCAGCTGTCAGAAAAGCACAAGGAGCTTCGCGTAACCGCTCATCAGCTAGTGGATTACATGAATGAGATGAACGCGTCCGCAAAATGTTCGTTCTGTGGCGTTGGTGAATATGGTGTTCCATCGGATCCAACGGGCGCCACCGCCTCAATCGTTGCGACCCCATTACCACATGTGAAAGGCATCGGCCTTTGGCTATATACGGCTGTTTGCGGTAATTGCGCGCACGTAATCTTTTTTCACGCGCCCGGCGTTTCCACTAAGCTACTCAAGGACTGAAAATGGCTTCAGTTATCCAGATTGAGCGGGAGGCCTACTCCCCTTTGACGGATCGGGCGATTCCTCTGATCCCTAATTCCTCTGCCTTGAAACATTTTGGCGCTTCACAGCTGACCTATTTGGACGGAGAAACCTTCGATGAGCTTTATTTCTTTGCTAAGGTTCCCAATATAGAGGTTAACGTTCAGGTCATAATGCAAACGCATTTCTATGGCCAAGCGTACAACCGGAGGGTCATAGACATGAATAAGCTGCTTTCTGTCGAGCTGGCAGATGTCCCTGTCATGCTAGGGTCAGCAACGTTCATTGGTTCGGTCGTTGGCGTTGCTTGGAATTTGGTGCTGTCCTCTCCTGCCCCATCGTACATTGTCATCGTTGCTGCTACGGCCGGCCTTGCTTGTGGGCGGATACTCTCGATTAAGTCTAGGGCTCACAGATGAACCTGTCTGACGTCGTAAACCTATATTTCGAGTTTCTCCAACCTATAAACATTCTCGCCGGGGCCGGGGCGTGCCTATTTTCGTTCTTCAAGCGTGACGCATCAGAAGCGTTTGCGATCGACTCAATAGCCAAGGGCGCGACATTCTGCTCATTTCCAAGCGGTCTGGCGTTTCTCGTATGCGCGGCCTTTCCTTCTTACGTACCAAAAGTATCGGATGCCACACTCGCATTTTTCGTCGGAGGACTGGCGCTTTTGTTAATCCCATTTATAGACATTCGAAAGCTTTTTAAGGCCGCAACATAGCTGTGCGTACAAGTCAAAAATGCCCGGCCCAGCGCCGGGCTTCTTGTATCTATGCCCTGGGCTGATAAAATCTGTGCCCCTCTCGAATGGACTCGTTTTCATGCGCCTATCCTCAATGCCACTGGCCTTCTGCGCCATCTTGAGCTGCATCTCCTTAACCGCCCAAGCCGACACCAAAAAAGAAAGAGACATCCACTGCGCGGCCTACTACGAAGTGCTTTCAGTAGCTGGTGACCAGCCAGACATAAGCCGCAGTCAGTCCTCAAGAGCCTCCTATGTACTATTGGTGCACGCTGGCTACACCCCGCAGGCCCAGGAAGAAGTTGCGCAAAAAATGGTGGAATTGCACAAAGAGACACCAGGGCCGATGACGCCAGCTAGTACTGCCAAGCTGCGTGAAAAATACGACGCCGAATGCAAAGTCCTTCTGAAGGCCGCCTTGTGAATATCCTGGTGCTTGTGAGAGCCGATACCCTGGCGGTAGCAGCATAAGCAGCCATCATCGAGCCCGGCCCAGCGCCGGGCTTCTTGTTTCTGGCCTCCTTGCTACACTTTCGGCTTTCCCTACTGGAGCAGCTCAATGCCCGCGCCCTACTCCCTCCCCGATATGCTCGAACGCATCTATGAAAACCAGCTCGCCCTTGAGGCAGCCATCATGGAGATTTCGCTATGGACCGCCGCCCAAGGCGGCACCCAGGCTGACGAAAATGTCCGCGGCGCCTTGGAAACCATCGGCGAGAATGCCGGGCACATCAAACAGGCCCTGGCCAGGCTTAGAGCCCAGGAACCAGACTGACCCATAGCGCCTACAAGCAGCCCGCCATTGAGCGGGCTTTTTTGTGCCTATTAAAAAATACATGACCGGCGGTATTGACCATATAGAATACCGGCGGTATTGTTCACTCCATCGAGTCACCCAACAGGGACTCGCCAGGCCCGACGGCCTGACCCGCTCTTTAACAATCAGCGCCATAAACGATTACTCGGCTCAGGCTGGGAGGTCAGCCCCGGCTATCACCTGTGGGGCGAGAGGAAGTCAGGTGAACAAAACGCGCTGCCACTACTGGTGACCGGCGACAGACAGGCCCGAAAGCCTGCCAACGATGGGATACCCCATACGGCTGTCGAGGTGTTGACCGAACTGGCGAATGACCTGGTAAGCGGCGCGGGAGACAACAGATTTCCTCGATGACCTTGGCGACAGGGTCATCCGGAAAATCGGACGGAGTAAACGAAATGCCAACGAAACGCGGAAGCGAAATCCAAATAGGTGACGTGATCTACCTCGGCCTTGGCACCCGAACAGGCAGAGTCACTGACTTCAATGCCCACCCAAGGTTGGCCGAGATGCACCCAGGGTTAACAGCCAGGGTGGCGGTTACCGATCGAGGCTCAATCACGATCATCGACCAACAGCCAATCAGTATTCCTGCGTGAATATTCACTGCGGACCTTTTCACTGATGCCCATCCAGAGCGGTGGGCATTGGGAAAATAACCGGAGCAGGACCGTGAACAAAGTCATTCACATCACCCAGCGCGGCGAACTACAGGTATTTGCCGATGACAGTCTGGCCGCCTGTATCCACGGGGCAAACAGGCTCAACACTGAGTGTGGATACACCAGCGTAGTTCGCGTCGTTGAATGCGAAGACGGCCATCGAATGACGGCGGCGGATTGCAAGTCCTGCTCAGATATTCCCGTCTAGGGAGTAGATAAAAGGGGCAGTGATCGTAATTGGGCCGTCTTTCATTAACTCGGCTGGTGGTTTTGGCAGTGGCTGGGCGCGACGGATTAATTCTAAAGTGGCCGCGTCCAAGTCCACATTTCCTGAACTTTGTACCAGCTCATAAGAAACGACATTTCCGTCGCCATCTATCGTAAAGCGCAGTTGGTTTGTCCCTTCAATCCCGGCCAATTGCGAGGCGATCGGGTAATTCTTGAATTTATTCAAATGCGCCACGAGCCCGGCGCTCAGTGTCTTTTCTTGTTCGGCAGTGGAGGAGCAACCAGAGGTTACGCCGAGAAAAACAAAGGCAAAAATAGTGGTTAGAAAAAATCTGAACATTCAAAAGTCTCGCTATTCGGCGGTGCGATTCTCGCACATGGCTGTTTTTAGCCTATCAGCTCACTCAACTGTCCAGCAATAAAAGCGCCGCTTCAACGAAGTTGGATGACCTGTCCTCCCTTCCCCGCCTCTATTACGTCAGCACTCCTCCCCCGCGCCCATCGGCAACCAGCGGGAGGCATGAGTGTTGACGAATACAGGTGAACAACCCGCCACTTTGGAGGCGCCCATGAACGCAGCATTGAAGATATGCCAGGAGCGTTACGACGCTCAGTTGCCTCCAGAGGTCAGCGAGAGCGACGAGGTGACGGACTGGCTTGAGCATTCGGCGGAGCGCCTTGTGTGCGGCGTCGATATCAAGTGGAAGCGCCGCTACGGCCAGCCGCAGGTGGTGACGTTCGACCGGTTCTGCACGGCCCTGCAGGGCTACCTGAACCAGCGCCAGATCGACGGCCTGGACCAGCGTGATTCGTTTGCCCGCCTACTGCTGTCGGCGATGCTCGGCAGCCAGAGCGATGCCCGGGCTCACGCAGCCGACCTGCTGGGCCATCAACGCCCGATTGAAGCGGTCGAGAAGATCGCTGCAGCGCTGCTGCGACCGTATGCCGAAGACGCAGTAGCAGCAGAACGGGAAGAGCGCGAAGACGATGTGGATGCCGACCTATGAGTCCGCACATCCTGATCGATGAGGCAATTGAAGCACTTGAGCATCCCAGCAGCGAGCCCGGCGCCCGAGCCGTCGTGGTGCGGATGATTACCAACATGCTCACCGGCGACGCGATCACCGTCGAAGAATTCAACCACTACTGCCAGCGCCTGCTGAAAATCACCAGGCACCGCAAGGAGGCTGCATGACCACCGCATCGGTTAAATCGTTGATCGACGAGCAGCTCGACGACATCGAGCGCCGCATTGCCATCCTGGGCTTCGGCCTTCCCTTCAACGAGCTCATCGGCCGCAAGCGTGAAGACCTGGTGCGGGATCTGCCACAGCGCCTGGCGCCAACCATGAAGGGTGGTCGCATCGCGGTGAGGGTTCGGCCTTGACTCCCCACCAGCGCACCAGGCGCATGCTGATCTGGCGCGGTTCCTTCTCTGCCCTCTCCGTCTGCACCTTTCTGATGTTGCTCAGCGCCCTCGCTGATCGAATCACTCAATAACCAACACATCACAGCGCCCCGCAAGGATGGCGCGGGAGTATTGCCATGCTCGCAGCTATTGCAGATCGCATCCGGTCCAAGTCCTACGAACTTCCCCTGTCCCGCGACTACGTCCGCCATTGGGGCCTGAAAGAAGCCATCCGGGAGTTGGTGCAGAACGCGCTGGATAGCGAGTCGCCTTTCGAATACGCCTTCGCCAACGGCCAGCTGTTCATCACCAGCCGCTTTGCAAGGCTGGAGGCCAGCACCCTGGTTCTGGGCAGCACGTCTAAGTTCGACCGCGCCGATGCCATCGGCAGCTTCGGCGAGGGCTACAAAATTGCCCTGTTGGTACTGACCCGGAACGGGTACGAAGTGAAGGTCTGGAATGGCAATAAGCAGTGGGTGCCTGAGTTCCGGCATAGCGACCAGTTCGACGCGGAGGTGTTGTGCATCAACGAGACGCCGGCACATAGGCAGAATCAGGGCGTTGAATTCATTGTCTCCGGCCTCACCGACGAAGACGAAACGGAAATCCGCAACATGTGCCTGCGTATGCAGCCGCCGATGAGCGACGTCATCGGTACCAAATACGGCCATATCCTGCCCTCCCGGCCAGGCAAGCTGTACGTCGGCACCCTCTTCGTATGCGACACCGATCTGACCTACGGCTATGACATTCTCCCCGAGCATCTGCAGCTTGAGCGAGACCGCCAAACGGTTAGCGGATGGGATTTGAAACAGGTGTCGAAAAACGCCTGGATTGACACCGGGCGCTTGGATGAGGTGGCGGAGAAGATCGAGGCTGGTATTCCTGACGTTGAATATGTCGAGTACAGCAGTACCGAGCTTGTACGGGAGGCCTGCTACCGGTTGTTCCAGCAGAAGCACCCCGGTGCCATTGCCGTTCAATCCCAGGAAGAACTCAACAACCTGGTCAAGCAGGGAATGACCAAGACCGTAGTGGTGAGCCGGACCTTCCACTCTCAGGTTTCAAACTCGACTTCGTACAAGCAACAGGTCTCCCACGTCGTTGCCATCCAGACGCCCAAAGCCGCCCTGGAAGAATGGTATCGCGACAACAAAAAATACATGAGCAGACTGCCGTCGACTGCCTTCAAGGAACTGGTCAAGCGCGCTGACGGCTGGAGGAATAAGTAATGTCCGAGAACACGAGAATTTGGGACCAGGTCAACACAACCGACCCTGACGCTACTAAAAAATACACTGGCGCGGGTGGCTTTAAGGGCACTGCGATCAGGCCAACCTACCTCATGCGCAAGGCAACAGAAATTTTCGGACCATGCGGTGAGGGTTGGGGTTGGAATGTCCTTGAGGATCGATTTGACGAAGGTGCACCGCTTCAGGCGCCCACTAAAGAGTGGCCAGAGGCTCCAATGATCTGCGCGAAGCTGCACACCGTAAAAATCGAGCTTTGGTACCTGGGCAACGCCGGGCAAAAATGCACGGTTCAGCACTACGGCCATACGCCATTTATCTACCTGCAGCAGGGAAAGATTCTTACTGACTGGGACGCAGCGAAAAAATCGCTGACGGACGCCATCGGTAAATGCCTGCAGCCGTTGGGGTTCGCCGCCGACATCTACATGGGCATGTTCGACGATCCGACCTACGTCGACACCATCACCGAAGAGTTCAAGCTTGAAAAAGCCGAGGACAAGGACGCCGAGATACTTCGCCAAAAACAAGAGCGTGTCGACTGGCTTGCCTCAGCGGTCGAAACCATTGGCAAGGCCGTCACGACTCACGAACTCAAGCTTCTGAACGTGAAATACATCCGCGAGGCAACTCGTCGCAACGAACCCACCTTCATCGCGCGAATCACTCGAGCATTCGAGGAGCGCAAAGCTGTGCTTGAAAAAGGCTCGGAGGCCGCAGTATGACCCAACTCTACCCACTCACCGGCAAACTCGCCGAACTCCAGGCCATGGCCGATACCGATGATGAGGGCCTGAAAGAGGCCCTGCAGCACGCCATGGACGAAGTGCAAGGCGACTTCAACGACAAGGCCGACAACATCGTCATGTTGCGCCGGAACATTGAAAGCGACGTGACGGCCATCGATAACGAAATCGAGCGCCTTGCTGAACTCAAGCGAATCAAGTCCAACAGCGTTTCGCAGATCAGCGACTACCTGCGCCGCAACATGGAAGCCGCCAACATAAAGTCGATCAAGCGTCCACTCTTCACCATCACGCTGGCCATGGGCAGCGAACGGGTAATCGTGGACAACGAAGATGCAGTGCCGGACGAACTGACCACTGTGAAGTCGAGCATTGCTCCGGACAAAAAGGCCATTGCCGCCAAGCTCAAGGAGATCCGCGAGCATAACGAAGCAGTGCGCAAGCGTATGGCAGCCGGTGAAGATGCTGAACACGAACTTCTACCCGAACCCACCTGGGCTCACCTTGAGCGCGGCGATAGCTCGATCCGAATCAAGTGAGGTCGGCATGTACGTCAGCAATCACCTCAACCTGGTTGAGCAGCAGCGTCAGCACGCCGAGTCAATATCGGAGCGCACGGCGCAGTTTCTGGCGGCTGGCGGAACGATCTACCTGGGTGAATGCCCGGCGATTAACCCTCCACCGCCGAAGCGCTCCACCAAGATCGATCCCGAAACCATCCTCAAGCGCCGCAAGCCGCCTATCACAGCGGCAGAACGTAAGGCGCTGCGCAAACTCGCGGAGGCCTTATGAGCAAGCGCAAGCCGTGCAATCGGCGCGTTCAGATCGAACGCAGCATGCGGGCCCTGATCAACACCAACCATGCTGCCGTCATCAACATTGATCCAAGCGGCCTGCAGGTGATGATCAATTGGAAGAACGGAAAGCAGATTCTTTCGAGAACGGTTTCCGACGAGCTCTGCGATGTTGCACACCGCTGGACGATATACATCGCCAGCATCTGTGTTCGCCAAGATGGAGCCAAGTACATAAAATCGATCGACATCAGACCAGACGGCGTGCACCTGGTGGAAAGGCTTTCGGATGTCCTTGAGCACTTCTATGAAGAGGTGAAGGCCGACTGTAACCCGAATCACCGAGTAGGTATGGGCTGGCTGGCCGTGCCTGGCGAAAAGACGGTAACCGAGGCGCAACTATCATCCTTGCTGGCTTCGGTCGGCGCCTGGCTACAGGTGAAGGTCGATTCATGCGCCGCATAGCCCGAATCCAGCAACGCAAACGTCAAACCTGGCTCGCACTGCCGGCCAGCGGAATAGAAGAGGTAGGCAATGGCCAAGACTGTGCAGGAACGCTCGGCAAAAACTGCCAGGAAGCGCGTGGCACTTGCCGAAGAGGAACTGAGGCTCAGGGTTCGACCAGGCACCCGGCAGGCGCTGGCCGACCTGATGGAGTGGTCAGGCATTACTGAGCAGGGCGAAGCAATGACGCTGATGATTCATCACCTGCATGCGCTCGGCACGAAAGCTACGTTCCTGCTTGAACCGCCGCGCAA